CACATCCAGAAAGAAATTTCAGTTTCTGGTATATATTCTCCAGCAAAAAGGGCTGGGGTTTAAAGAAAAATTCACATATCATCCCTACCCTTCTTCAAATTTGCATGAAACGAGGGTAGGAGAAAACCACGAACTTTCTGTATAATATAAATTTGGAACATTATCAAATCGAGTTATTGGGAGTAACTTTGCATCAGGTATTGAAGGACAATAAAATAAGATTGTAAAATAATTTATAAAGGGAAATTGGTTTATTTCAGAAAGAATAATAATAAGGAGGTGTTGCCAATTGAAATGTCAAGCTATAACTAAATCAGGAGCTCGTTGTTCCAGAGATGCTATTAAAGGTTCAAAATTTTGCTGGCAACACCATAATTCTGAAATAATTACTAATGATAAGTTAACAGATAAACAAAAATTATTTTGTGAAGAATACCTGGTAGATCTTAATGCCACTCAAGCAGCTATTAGGGCGGGATACAGTAAGAAAACAGCCTATAGTATTGGTCAGGAAAACTTGAAAAAACCTGAGATTCAGGAAGAGATAAAAAGACTCAGGGAGGCCCGTTCAAAAAGAACCCAGATAACAGCAGATAGGGTACTGGAAGAACTTGCAAAAATAGGTTTCTCTAATATAAAAAATTACCTTCGGGTGAAGGATTTTGAAGTAGTAGTAGGATACGAAAAAGATAAAGATGGAAATCCAGATAAAACACGCCCTATTACTAAAACAATTAGAGGGGTAGAAATATTTGAAACTGATGATATAGATGATGAACTTGCTGCAGCAATAGCAGAGATAAAGGAAACCAAACATGGTATTAGTCTCAAACTACATGATAAGATTAAAGCCCTGGAAGATATCGGTCGACACCTAGGGATGTTCACAGATAACTTAAATGTAAATCTTTCCGGGGTTCAGATAATTGATGATATAGAGTAGTGGTGCTTATGGCTAAACAAGTTAAGTTAAGCAAAGTGATATTACCGGCTTTTCATGATTTCTGGTTAGCTACTAAAGATAGCAGATACTTATATTACGTCCTTAAAGGTGGCCGTTCTAGTGCTAAATCCTCTCATATAAGTTTAAATAGACTTATAGCTACTATGAAATACCCGGTCAATGGGTTAGTTGTTAGAAAGCACGCAAAGTATCTTAGGGAATCAGTATTTACTCAGTTTAAATGGTCCGCCAAAATGTTAGGAGTATATGAATATTTCGTCTTTCAGGTGAGCCCGATGCAAATTATATATAAACCCAGGGGTAACAAAATCCTCTTCGCCGGAGCAGACGACCCAGAACGAATTAAATCCCTTGCATCAGAGGAATTTCCTTATACCTGGCTCTGGGTTGAAGAGCTGGCAGAGTTTAAGACTGAGGATGAAGTAGAGACTATAGAGGACTCCATAGTCCGTGAAGAAACAGGATATGATTATAAAATATTCTATAGTTATAATCCACCAAAGAGGAAAACAAACTGGTGCAACAAGAAGCTCAACAGCGTTACTTTGTCTGACATTTATTATGTTCATCATAGCACCTATAAAGATAACCCATACATCTCACAACAGACTTTGCAAAAAATTGAAATACTTAAGGAAGAGAACGAGAGGAAATATCGACACGTCTGGCTGGGTGAACCTATAGGGTCTGGAGTAGTTCCTTTTGACAACCTGGTCTTTCGTGAAATTACAGATGATGAGATTAAGAAATTTGATAATATACGCCAGGGTATTGACTGGGGTTATGGGGCGGATCCATTTGCTTTTGTTCGCTGGCATTATGATAAAACCCGCAGAAAAATATATGCTCTGGATGAATTATACAGAATTAAGCTAAGCAACAGAGAAGCTGCTGAGTGGATAAAGAGTAAAGGTTATCATACCACGTTAACTATTGCTGATAGTGCTGAACCAAAAAGTATAGATGAAATGAAGAGGTATGGAATCAGAATAAAAGGAGCTAAAAAAGGACCAGGGTCAGTTGAATATGGCGAGAAGTGGTTAGATGACCTTAATGAGATTGTAATAGATCCGAAGAGAACTCCCAATATTGCCCGGGAGTTTGAAAATATAGATTACCAGGTTGATAGGGATGGTAACATTAAAAATAAATTGATTGATGAGAACAACCATACTATCGATGGTACCAGGTATGCCCATGAAGATGATATGAACATGGGCGGAGTATCATTCTTAAAATAAGGAGGTGTTAACTTGATAACCCAAACAGATATAGTTAATAAACTTTTAGCTGATAATGGAACCTCAACCATGGCCAGTATAGTCCAGGAGCTTATCCAGGAGCATGATACCAGGGACATGGAGATCGGGGTTAAATATTATCATAATCAAAATGATATTAAGAATCGGCAAATATATTATTGGAAGGATGGAGAAAGGGTAGTTGATAAGACTGCAACCAATAACCGCCTACCTCATAACTGGCATAAACTCCTGGTGGACCAGAAGGCTAATTACCTGGTCGGAAAGCCAGTTACCTTCATAGCCAGAAATCTCACAGAAGAAGAAAAAGAATCCTCAGACGATGAAGAGTTTGCAGAGAAGGTCAATGAACTACTGGGAGAGCAATTTGATGATAATATCTGGGAACTTTGTAAAGAAGCCAGTAATAAAGGAGTTGAGTGGCTCCATCCCTATATAAACTTAGAAGGTGAATTTAACTATGCTGTTATTGATGCCAGAGAGTTTATCCCAATATGGGAAACCACCAAACAAAAAGAATTAGCAGCCGGGATAAGATACTATATCCTCAATGTCAATGGTGAGGACCGGATCCGGGCGGAATATTGGACCAGAGATACAGTAACCTATTATCTGGAGAATGAAGGCGGGGAATTGCAGCAGGATGGTGAAGAAGAGCTACATTTTTATTATAATGGAGAACCCCGGTCATGGGGTAAGGTCCCATTTATTGCATTTAAAAACAATGAGGAAATGACCGGGGACCTGCAGCAGTATAAAGAGTTAATTGATAATTATGATAAGAATGTATCAGACCTGGCCAATAACCTGGAGGACATTCAGGATGCTGTCTGGGTCCTGAAAAATTATGCTGGCCAGAGTTTAAAAGAATTCCAGGAGAACCTTAGGTATTATAAAGCCTTAAAAGTTGATGGCGAAGGAGATGCCAAAACTATTACTATTGAAATTCCAATTGAAGCCAAGAAAGAACATCTGGATCGGTTGGAGGAAAATATCTATACTTTTGGTCAGGGAGTTAATACCAAAACAGATAAATTTGGCAATTGCCCTACTGGTGTGGCTCTTAAGTTTATGTATGCTCTATTAGATCTAAAAGCAGATAAGACAGAAAGGAAATTCAAGAGAGCTATTAGAGAATTTCTCTGGTTTATCGCCGAGTATTTCAAGTATGCAGAAAAGAAAGAGTACGACTATCGGGCAATCCAGATTACCTTTAACAAGTCCATACTAATCAACGAGGCAGAGAAAATCCAATCCGCTACTATATCAAAAGGGCTCATCTCAGATGAGACCATTGTAGCTAATCATCCCTGGGTAGAAAACCCGCAAGAGGAACTCGAACGCCTGGAAGAACAGAAACAGCAGACGCAGGACTTATATGGCGCCAGACTCCTCGAAGAACTCGACGCAATAACCAACGAAACCGCAGGAGTTGAACTGTGATGACGAATGAAGAAAGGTATGAACTCATCCAAAAAGCGTACCGGAAGAAATACCTTTTACTCCAGGCACAACTCGAGAAAGAATTCAGCGGCATCTCGAAGAAATTAATGGAGAAAATAAACCGGATAGCTTTTGATTACTCGGATGCAGAGGGGAAGTTTCTAGTATCGCAACGCAACCAAATCAATGCAGAAATCGAGGCCGTTAGTTATTGGCTCTCGAATGAAATTAAAGACTGGTTAGATGAAAACATCGTCAAGGCTGCCAACATTGCAATCGAAGGACAGGATAATGCGACGGAGTACTATATCCGCTCATTGATACAACAGGCAGCGGAAAAAGACAAAGCAACTCTTTTGAGAGCTCTTGGTGGAAACGGTGTTCTGCTCCGCGCAAGGTACGGTGAGGGCCTTGCAGTTGCGGTCCGGAACGTTGTCTGGAAAACACGCTGGAGTGATGGATTTGCTCTGTCTGAGAGGGTCTGGAAATACGGTGCGCTTGTAAGCGGAGAACTGCAAGACATGGTGGAACAGTGCGTCAACCAGGGTCTGAGTGCAGTCAGCTTCTCCAGAGCAGTTGAGCAGTATCTGGATAAACCCGGTCCGGCCTGGACGACAGCAATACGACCCAGTGTAACGGGCAGGGGAAGCATTAAGTACAATGCTCTGAGATTGGCCAGAACTGAAACTAATAACGCTTACAGAGAGGCGCAGATTCTTAGTGCAAAAGAAAGCGAAATTGTGAAGGGAATCAAGTGGAACCTCTCACGCAGCCACACCGGCGAACACGACTGCGAGTGCGAGAAGTTCGCAACACAAGACCTGTATGGCCTGGGTCCAGGTGTGTACCCTCCAGACAAAATTCCAATATCGCACCCTAACTGCATGTGCTATCTAACAGATGTGCTGTATGAGGGCGAGGAATTAATAAGGATTCTAGAAAAGAAATATGCTGCATGAAACGCCTTTTCAGTACTGTAGGCGTAAAAGAACAGGACCGTCTCGAGGACGACACCCTCGTAAAAAAACGTACACGGAAAGGATGAGATGAATGGGTTTAAAGGAATTGTTAGGTGAAGAGTTGTTTGCACAGGTTAAGGAGAAACTGGGCGATAAGGAGCTAATCATTAACGATGGGTCATTCGTTCCCAGGGAAAGACTTAATGAGGTGGCACAGCAGCGTGATGAATATAAAAACATGCTCGAAGAAAGAGACAATCAACTTGAAGAACTCAAATTAAAAGCGACCGGGAACGAGGAGTTGCAAAAACGTATTCAGGAACTAGAAGAACTGAACAAGCAGACAAAAGAAGAATACGAATCAAGGCTCGAGGCCCAGAAGTTTGACTATGAGCTTGAAAAAGCAATCAGAGAAGCCGGCGCGCGCAATGTAAAGGCAGTGAAGGCGCTACTGAACACAGAACAGGTTCAACTCGTGAATGGGCAACTGGTCGGATTAGAAGAGCAGCTCGAAAACATCAAAAAGACAGACGACTATCTCTTTGGCGAAACCGGCTTGAAGGGCCGGGATTTCACCGAAGGCGATGGAAAATTTGACGATGAATACAAAGATAACCCCTGGGAGAGGGGAAAAGAAAATCTTACAAAACAGGCTCAAATCTTGAAGGAAAACCCTGACAAGGCTAGAGTCTTGATTAGAAAGGCAGGGCTAAATCCTTCTAAATATGGCCTGTAAAATTTAAGAAGGAGTTGATAAATAATGACTACCAGTAATAACAACACGATAACAGCTGAGACTACCAGAATAGAAGATATAATTCAGCCTGAGGTGTTTACACCTTACACAATACAAAAGACCATGGAAAAGTCCGCTCTTATTCAGAGCGGGATTGCTGAAAATACAGCGGAGTTTGACGCGTTAGCAAGCGGTCCGAACACACTGATTAACATGCCCTACTGGAACGACCTCACCGGCGACGCTGAGGTAATGAATGATACCGATGAGACTATGCCTGGAAAAATCACAGCCAGCAAGGACGTTGCAAGGAAATTGGCATTCACAAAGTCCTGGGCGGCAAACGGGCTGGCCGCGTTGCTTTCCGGCGACGACCCGATGGGTGCTATCGCCGACCGTGTAGCTGACTACTGGACAAGATGGTATCAGCAGATACTCTTATCTATTCTCGAGGGTGTTTTCGCCTCCTCGACTATGGCAGACAAAATACACAATATTTCCAACCAGCAAGGCAATGCTGCGCTTATTTCCGGAAAGACCTTCTTGGATGCTGCGCAGAAGATGGGAGATGCTAAAGACTTGCTTGTAGCAGTGATGATGAATAGTGCAGTTGAAACATACCTTGCAAAGAATAACCTTATCGAATACCTGCCCGATTCAGAAGGAAAACCATATATCCGGCAGTTCCTCGGCAAGAGGGTAATCGTAGACGACTCTATGCCTTTTGTCACACAGAACGGAAACAAAATAGGTGTCGCGTACCTTTTCGGTTACGGTGCTATCGCCTGGGGTAACGGTACTCACCCGGACATCATCCAGACTGAGGTTGTGCGGAAAGGCCTTTCCCTTGCTGGCGAGGATGTGCTGGTCAACAGGAGATTGCCATTACTGCATCCACGTGGAGTGAAATGGATTGAAACAAATGTTGAAGGTAACTTCCCGACCTTAGAGGAACTCGAAGAAGGCAGCAGATGGGAAAGAGTATATGAGCCGAAGGCAATTCGCATCGTGAAGTTTGTGTTCAAGGTTGAATAGGGTCAGGTGGTCCTGACCCTTCCCTTTTTGGGAGGTGATAGAGTGAATCATTTTGAAAGAAGGACACAGAGACTCCGGGAACAGTATTTGAAGAAAATACAGACGCAGAAATCTGAGAAAAAGCCGGGGGTAGATATTGAAGAATACGCAGTCGGCGGTAACTGGTATGAAATCCCTGGCGTAGGTAAGGTTCAGGGCAAAAAGAAAGCACTCGAGGCACTGAAAGAGGTTGAAGCAGATGACTGATGAGCAGAAAAGGGAAGCGTATCTCGAATGGATTAATGCAGAGACTGGGCAAAACTATCAAATTGATGAATTGCCAGCATTGGTGGAACTTGTACTCGACAAACTGCTTGAGATGGATGGAGACAAGGCTAATATCAAAGCAATGACTCAGGGCGGCCGGTCTGTTACCTTTACAGACGGGGTAGGGGATAAAATTAAGGAAATGCTCGCGCCTTTAAGGAGGTTGAGGTGGTAATGTGTTTCCGGTCGTATCAGTAGAAATAAAACGGAGAATAGAAGGGTATACAGACGACAGCGGCAACTGGGTTCCAGCAGGAGAACATGTGATTGCAACAGCAGACGCGGACATTCAACCTCTCAGTGGATTTGAACGCAACGCATTCTTACAGACGACATATGAAAGCACTCACCGGGCCTTTATAAACATAAATGATATTCATTATGAAGATGGCTACTCAAGCATAGAGCAAGGGGATAAACTCGTTGACGCGGACGGGACAGAGTATACAGTTACATTCGTGGCAAACTGGCTATTCCATATCGAGCTAGATTTGAGGGAGAACAATGGAGATTAGAGCCGAACTGCAAGGGTTAGAAGAAACATTCAGGCAGATGGATGAACTTGTCAGGCGTCAGGAACAGGCACTCAAAGACTGCCTGGAATGGATTTTGAGGGCCATGGTAAATTATATAAAAGAAAATGGTCCGTGGACAGACCGGACCGGCAACCTCAGAAACTCAATCTCCTGTAACATTGAGAAAATAGAATCCCTGCCGGCCGACACAGACCCGGCGACAGTCAAGGCAAGGGTCATGGAATACGAGAATCCGGTTCTGCAAATAGAAGGCGACGACTACACGGGCGCTATATCTGCGAATATGGAATACGCTATCTGGGTTGAAACAACCTCCGGATATTGGGTCTTGCAGGGTGCAATTGACGCTTTCGAACCGCTGATTGAAAAATATTTTTCCGACTTCCTGTCTGTTGAGAAGCCTGACCTCGAGCACATTGCTTCCGTGCAGTATGCAAAGTATTACGGTGGTGATTAGATGAATCCAAACGATATACTGAAACCGGCGTGGTTGAAACTGGCAGGTGATGACGTCCTTAACTCTTTGCTAGGCACTGTCCGCGCTGTCAAAGGGCCACGAAGGCCTACCGGCTGGACCGAGTGCTTTACATTGCATATATCCAGCAATCAAAGGAATCCAGATACAAAAGTCCATAGTGGTACGCTACTCATCAATTACTACTGCCCGAATTACTCGGATGGAAATGTCGATATTGAGAAAAGCGGCCAGGTGGCCAGCAGATTAATCGAGATATTCGATGACAACCCGCCGGAAATACAAGGTTACCGCATAGCCGACTGGTCTGTCAGAGAGCCACTGGGTCCAATTCCAGTTCAGGATAACCCGGAGAAGGAGAGTTATACGACTGTAAGAATCAGCTTTACGGTCTTGAAGGAGTGATGTAATGAAGGTAAAAGCAATTAAACCTGTTTTTTACAACGGATGGAAGCATGAAGGCGATATATTCGATATAGACAGAAAACATGCTGGTGAATTGTTAAAAACCAGAAAGATAGAGGTAATTGAGCAGAAAAAAGAAAGGGAAGGTGAGGATAATGGCGCTTGAGCCTGTAGCTGTAGAAAAAATGGATATAGGGCCTTGTGCGGTTTATTTTGGGTCCACTATCCCCGTTTATTTAGGTAGAACACAGGGGGAAACTG